GCAAGCCATTCACGCATGAAGGTACCCATCTCAGGCTTACCTTTGTAGGCTACAGAGTTGTTAGCCAACGCACGTTGCCCTTCATTCTCCCACCACTGGCCTGACTTGGCGTGTGCCATCTGGTCATCGTTGAGGTTACTGAGAGATATCAAGGCTGACCGACGTACCCCGCCGACAACAACAATCTCTCCAACCTTACACATTAGGTCGTGGCACTCAATAGGAAACAGCCTACGTCCTACCGCCTTCTTGAATGTCTCCACAGTGAACGAGAACAGTTCAGCTAACGGCTGTGGACCAGATGCTCTGCCGCCCATAACCTTAAGGCGTTCTCCTGCCGCACGTACAGCAGACATATCAATCTGTGGAATCTGCCCTGCATACAACAGCGCAATTAGTTCGCGGTATGCTTTGGCCCATCCGGGCTTGCTGTCGCCTACCTTGATGACAGTATCCGAAACGTGTAGGTTGTCAGACACAACAGGCATCTTATCTACGTTCTCACGTTCTACTGAGAATCCGACTCCTGTTCCACACATAAGGATATACATACACTCATCAAAACTACGGGGGCTGTCCACAGGGATATAACTACAATTAAATCCAGCCACGTTATCTCGCTCAAGAGCTTCTCCTGCTGTCATCATGGCTCTCATAGAAGGCATGACATCCTGATTAAGAATGCTTTGCTCTATCTCGTCAAGCACAACACCTTCTAGTTTGTGATACTTCTTGCCAACATGGTCGGACATAAAGTTGACGTACCGAGATACGGTCTCGTCCCAGTTCTCTCTACGCTGGTCGTCTTCTATCCAACGGGCGTATCTGGACTTGTGGATAAACTGCTGGTAGGCAGTGGGTAATAGGTTACTCATCTTGTTCCTCTATATCTTTTCTTGTGATAGGGTTGGTGCATACGTAGCAAGACATAGTAGTGAATAGATTTGTAAGAAACTCCGATATGTACTGAGTATTCTTACAATGTTTGCACGTGTACTTAATCTTGACTATCTCTCTGCCATTACCTTCCCATTCTTTCGGAAGGTACACGTCTACATCACTGCCACAATTTGGGCAGGACAAATTAGTTATCATGGAGTACGACTCATCTTCGTGGTCTATGTCGTGGTCACCACCCCATATTAGTTCTGTTTTGCAGTGCCAACAGTTCATGGTGACACCTCCTTGATTAGTCTTTCAAGGTACCAGCGGGCTTTCTTGAGGTCTTCGACTCCGTTTTTGTATTCGTATCTCCATACGTACTTGACAATGTTTCCTTGGAGATAGGACTTGTAGCCTGTACCTGTCGCCGCCTTGATTGCCTCAATGCACTCGATACCTGCCTGATTGTAGTGGGGTGGTTTGTTGACCATATCGGCATTGGCATCTCCGTTGCGTTCGTTCAGTAATTTAAATTGCTGCTTCATATACTCTTCGTGACGTATCTGGTCCATCATCTTTCATCCCCGTCTCCGCTAATCTTACCACGTCTGGCGCGGTCTTGTAGCTTGTTGATGTTGTACTGAGCGACGTGCTGTAGGTCGAAGCCTAAGTCACGAGACAGTGCCGCACAATACCATAGCACGTCACCAATCTCTGCGGCAAGCTCCATCTTCTTCTGCTCGAACTGCTCCACATCGTAACCATCACGAATAAATTTCTTAACCTTATTTGCAATTTCTCCCGCCTCACCAGCAAGGCCCAACGCTGGATATACCATCTTATGTCTGTCAGGATAAATAGCAGTCTTCACTGCTTCCTTCTGGTAGTAATTTATGCTCCACTGGTCCTTCATTGTGTGTCTCCAAAATCTACTTTTACTATGTTATCTTCACGAGCAAGAACCTTGTCAGTGATGTTCTTGGATTCCTCATCGTCGTCAAACTCGACAGTCAGTGACTGAGCCATAGATATGAAACTAAGACGGGCCATACCAGCATCCCACACAGTTTCGAAATCATTCTCAAGCAATTCAATCATGCCATTCAGGACTACCATACCCGCAGGTATCTCATCAAGTTCTACTGTGTCGTCGCTTGTTGTGTCGTACGCTGTCATACCAAAGCTATCAGTGTCAGAGTTGCTGAGTATAAGGTAGTACTTTTCTTTTAGGAGACTTGCTTTCTCCATTTGTACTTCGATGTCGTCATTGTCTATCATTTTTTAAACCAATCTATAGGAATGCTTTTCTCTGCCCACTCAAATCCATGCTTGTTAGCCCACATAGAATACGTAGTCTTGCTTCCCTTGTAGATTTTATTGTTTGCGTTCATAAACACAAAGCGTATGTCTAGGTCGGGATGTTGCTTCTTGACTAATATCATTTTAACCCTGTCAGGCTTAGTTAGTTGTCCTTTAGCCTCTATGTATATATCCGTATCTATCAAGTAAAAGTCTGGTGTGTACGTCTTTGGGTCAGGTATGTATGTGAGTTTCTTTTTTTCGTATTCAAAAGGTATCTTACGCTCCTGTAAACTTACAGCTAAGTTAAGTTCAAACTGAGAGCGAAACCCTGCGGATGCTACGTTAGAAAATTTACGCTTCATAATACTAGGCTCACTGAGTTCATTCTTTGTTTTAGGTATCCTGCCAGTTTTGGTGACAGCCTTTGAATTGAATCTAATTCGTTTATGATAGGAGATATCGGAACGCACACATTAACTCCATTGTATGAAAGTCTACTTATAGTCTGCAAGTCACTCTCTATTCTCATGGCATCTCTCTCGTATGTTTCACTTGTTAGATTTCCCATCTCTGAGTAGTTTTCCCTGAGAGTAAAGGGTAGTCCTCTTTCATTCTGCCGGAGATACACAACATTTCTTTCTCCACCTCTCTGTAGTACAGACTCTACATAGACGTGATGTACGTTGTTGTTGAGCTTTATTAGCTCGACGTTGTACTCCGGCATAAATATATAAGGCATCAGATTTCTTTCTTCTTTAGTTTAGTGTACCACACGCGAGGTGGGTTCTTTGCCTTGGAAGTAATCTTATCATGCAGGATAGCATCAGGCCAGCAGTGTGACCTGTAACCACAAAAGCCGCAGTTTCTAGGTAGAACTTTATTTCCTGTCTTTATTATCTCGCCAGAACGACGGTATGTTTCATCCTCAGGCGAGAACTTAACGAGGGGAGAGTCTTTGTCTAGCAATATGCGTACACGATTTGCCGCATCATCAAGGTACCTTTGTTTGTCGTCTTGGCTCCAATCAGGGACAGGAACCTCAAGTATCTCGCCGCTAGATTTGTTTACGACAATCCAGCCACCAAAAGGCATCTTCATAGATTCCGCGTACAAGTACCCTTGCATAACGTAACCAAAAGGGTCTTCTTCAAGGAGCTTCTCATAGCCACCTCTGTACTTGTTCTTAAAGGCCCAGTCACTTGCCGACTTGATGTCCCACACCTTCTCTACGCCCGATTCGTCTCGTAGTATTACATCAAGCGTACCTTTTATTTTATGACCTGCCAGTTCTAACTCACAAGATACCTGTGAATCTACTATGTCTACGCCTGCCTCTTTCATAACAAGCATAAGTGCGGCCTCTGTGAGGTCACCATACATAAAGCGGAATACTGCATTGTACTCCATCTCTTCGGTTACACCGTCCCTATCAAGCATCTGCTGACACAACGGGCGACCTAAACCAGACATGCGGATATACCACTGTCTTTTCTGTCGCTTTAGCTGTTTCTTTGCAGACGAGTAACAGTCTTCTTTGAACTCATCAAGAGATGCAGGGGAGACATCTAGTTCCCCCCTGCTAGCCTTATATAGGAAGTCTTGTATGTTAAGCGACGTTAGCATCTGCAAAATCATCCGCTAAGTCAATGTCAGAGTCGCCCATGACCATCTTCATTGCCTCTTTGCTTTTATCGGCAACGTAGTTGTTGTGAGCAGATACAGTCTCTGCAAACATCTTCATAAGGGCCTTGTCTTCATCCGTAATATCAGCAGAGTCGCCTAGAGTAGGAGAAGGTACCCAGTATGTTACACTGCCCTTCTTCTGCTTAGAAGTGTTAAGCACCATCTCACACCGTTGCATAACCTTTGTTTGTCGAGATAGACCCTCGATAAAGTTAC